TGGCGGTCGGCTGCGCACGCAGGCCAAGGGACTTGAGAAAGTCGAACGCCGTGACCTCATAGATCGCATCTCGAGCCATACCTGCCGGGTCGCCCCAGACCAGCACTTGGTGATTCGGGTAGGCAGCATTCAACTCTGCGAGCAACTGGTGGCCAAACCGCTCCAGACCCATGTCAAAGGTCACGATCTCGTCGTGGATGACCCAGCGACCGTTCGGCAGGCGCTGGCCAATGGTGGCAGCAGGGGTTAAACCAAAGTCCAGCCCGACCTGAATCGGCACCGTCGGATCAACCTCGGTGTCGCCAGACATCGTGCCGTCCTCGTACTCAGGCCAGACCGGGCGACCTTCCTGCACATAGGTGTACTGCCCGCCTGCATAGCACTTGATCCAGTCCAGGTTCTTACCAAGCAGCATCTGCTGGTAGTAGCCGGGCGGCAGGTTGTTGATGTTCTCAGCCCGCGGGTTGACCTTCCACCACTTGCCTGCAGCGAATACATGGTCGTTGGCCTCGGGGTTGTCGGGCAACTCCTCCGGCACGACATCAATGACCCCGCCTGGCTGCTTCCAGAACTTCCAAGCGTATGCGCCGGTCATCTTCTCCTTCTCGGCCATGTTGTGCCACCAGTGGTCATCGTCCATCGGGTTGGTGTCCATCCAGATGCCGTGCCAGGTACAGTGAGAGCAGCTTTCTAACGTCCTTGGGCTGGTCGAGCGCCAGAAAGATGACCTCGCAATCAATCCCTGCTGCGTCCCCGCGGGCTGGCAGTCGGATGTGGTGGGTGATCGGTGGAGTCCACAGCATCGGGCCGAACGTGGATTCTGGGAACAGATCCAGCCAGGTTTTGATGGTCGTGGTTTTCAGCATGGGGTAACTGTTCCTGACCACTGCAAACCTCGTATATCTCACGTTGTCGATTGGCGATGGCTTTTGCTTGATGGCCTTCAGGAAGATCTTGCTGGCGCAGCCGTATGACTTGCCCGACCCGACCGGCCCCATGATGCCCTGCACGAACGCATTGCTCTGGATGAAGTCGTAAATCACCGGGCTCTGGGAGAAGTCCAGATTCAGGCCGGAGCTTGAGATCGCTTTGTCCGATTGTTCTTTCGTTCTTGCCACGTTTCCTCCAGAGACTCATTTTGACCTTGCGCGGATAGCTTCGGCACATTCAGCAGCGATTTTGTTAAACGCGCCCCATTCCTCACACACCTTCGCGCATTCCTCGCGCTCCGCTGCTGCGACTAGGTTGGCGAAGCGTTCCAGATGCGATTCAGACAGTAGCAATAGCGCCTTGTCTGTTGGGGCTGCTCGATACCCGCCAGCCTCCCGCGCCATGCGGATAATGCGCGCCATGCGGATAATGTCATCTCTTGTCATTGCTCACCCCTTGGCGGTGCTACCACGTTCACATCAATCACAGACGGTTTATCTGACCCATCGTCCGGGTTGTCCAGCAATCCAGAAGCCTTGGCCAACAGACGCAGCACGCCCACCTTGTCGTAGAGCTCGACCTCAAGCGTAGAGTTGCCATCCTTGTCCGTCTTGACCCGGATGTTCTTGATCGCCTGCAGCGCAGTTTCAGGGATCTGGCTAGCAGGCTTGACCTTCACATTGCCGCACTCGTCCCATGTCATGATGTCCGTGATCTTCGTATTGGCCATGCACAGCAACGCATAAGCCACCGCCTCACGGTTCTCAAGGATCGTGGCAGAGCGCTCCAGCCTTCTCTGCACACTCCTGACCCCACCCCAGTTCGTAAGCGGCGGGATCACGTTGGTTTGCTTAGGGCGTGCCATTGATTTTCTTTCTTGGGTGATTGTCACCCGTTCTGGTTTTGCAGTAGGCAATAAACCCTGGCGCGTTTAAGTTTTCCTTTTGAGTACCCCAAGCAAGGTTTGCAGCTCGATTGTCACGCGCATCCTCATTCAAGTGCATACACACTTGACCGGGTTGCGGCGGGCCATTGAATGCCTCACATACCAACCGATGCACCTTAGCGGTTTTGTGGCCGCGCCTTGGGTAAATGTATCGACTGCCATCCCATTGGCCGCGAGTAATGGTGCCACCAGCCATGCGAACGCCGCCATTACCAGTTGCAACTGGGTATGGCTTGACCATTACCTCACCCTCAGACGAAACCAAAATGCCGGGATATGACGGCACTTCAGCCCAAACAGTAGTTGTCATTGATGCACCCCCTAAAAAGGAATATCCGAATCGTTCTGCGGCTGGTACCCATTGGCCTTAGCCTGGTTATGCGCAGATTGTTGGATCGAACACGGATCACCAATCTGGCAGCTGTAAAAAGCCTGACCAGTCGCATCCTGTTTTGTCCACGCCTTGAACCAATGCAGCGTGCCATCAGGCAACATGATCCGACCATCCAGGTCAGGATCTTTCTTGCCCTCACGCTTCTTCTTATTCGCAAACAAACTGCCCTGCCCAGGCCGATGCTCAAATGCCATCTTGCTACCTCCAGTCAAAAACCCCATCGGGGCAAATAGTCAGAAAAATTTATGTCAAGCCCCCGCAACGCACAGGCGAGGGGGAGGGGGGAAAGGTGCTCTTTCGGCAACTGACTGCCAGCCGCCAGCCACCGCGACCGTTTGTCCAACCAGCCCGCGCCAGGCCTGCCTCCGACCAGACACCCCTTGACCCCCCTGCCTGTCCAGATACCCGACGGACGTATGGTTTTTGGACAGACCGCTTTAAACGCTCTGTAAGCCGTTTTTCCTGTCCACCCATGTCTGCCTATTACCCGACCCCTGATCGCGCCTTGTAGGTACCTTAGAACCCGCGGAAACGGCATCGCCATTTCACAGCTGGTCTGCAGATATGGTCAGCAGTGCCAGCAGCAGCTCCTCGCCCTCTGGAACGCCCAACCCCTCCGCTTGCTGTTTTGACAGCAGCGTCTGACAGGTTGCGCATAACTCATTGTCAGTTATACCACTGTCAATTAACTTCATTGTCAGTTCATTGTTTAAAGTTACTTTTAATTCTCTTTCAATTATCTCTTTAAATAACCTTCTATTACCTTCTACTTCGATCTTCTGTGCAACCTCAGGAGGTTGCCTATGAGGTTGCCTATGAGAGCCTTTTTGGTTGCCTATGGGAGGCTGTTCATTGGCTACCTCTTGGTGTTGCCTATGGACTGTCTTTTTGTTGCCCATGATTTCCCCTATTGGTCTTGGTTGAGAGTGCTTGATGTTCCCGTTCATGTTCAGTCCTGACAACATTTCAGCCAGTCTGATCTTGTTGGCGCGGATCTGTTCTGGGCTCAGGTCTGGCAGTCCGTCTGCTGCCAGCTTGGCATCGTTCTGTTTCATGGTTGGCGACCTTGTATCCTCAATGCTGCTGGTGATGGCCACGGCATCCTCGGCTGTGACGCTGGGGTCGAAAATGACCTGCAAGGTGTTTGACCGTTCGCCCCTGAATCCCTTGCTGGCAATGGTGACGTACCCCAAGTCTCTGAGCTTGGTCAGCTGCCTGGTGATCGACTGCCGACTGACCTTGAAGTCCTGGGCAAGCCGCTTTTGACTGACCCAGGTAATGCCAGCCCGGTTGGTGTAACTGCACAGAGCCAGCAAAACCTTGAGCATCCCGTGCGTGATGGCAGGGTCGTGGATTGCTCGAGCAGGGATCACCGCGTACTTTTTCTGAAACGGCTGCTCCTCTTTCTCCCTGACCTTGGGCTTTTTGGGTAGCTTAAAGTCCACGACGTTTGAGGGTAGGGCGCTCACCTGTTTTTTTCCTTCAGCGCCCGTTCTACTGCCGCGCCATAAAACACCCAGTCAGCTGACGCGCAACCAGCCTCAACAGCAATATTGGCGTGCTCCTGCTCTGTCAGTCCCTGCCACTGGCGTTCAGGCTGCGGCAATCCTCCCGGCCTGTGGGCTGTATCGTCAGGTGTCCATGCGGCCAGCTTGGCGCGAAGCAGGCGCATTGCGTTCATGCAATAGACCGCCTCAAACGTGCCACCGTACACCGTCCAAAACTCCGCGCCCTTGTCATCGCCCTCAAATACGCCTTCAAAGGCTTCCAGAACCTCCTGCGCTTCCTCTCTGGTCAATGTAATCATGCTGTCCCCCGCGACTTGTAAATGCTCACCGTCTTGCGCTCAACGCAGCACTGACAAACCCACCTGGCCGTGCTCCTGAGCCGCC